GAATCTTCAACCAGCTTGCCCGCAGTCACAGTACCATCGGGTGCTGTAGTCGCATTGGCTGTGATCGTTGCCCGCGTCTTTGTCCATCCAGCGTTATCAAACTGCTCCGAATAAGTCAGCAAGTTCGTTCGCTGTTCTTCAATCAGCAAGCCCTTGCAAGCCCCCGTGATCGGGTCAAAATCAATCCGGGGCACACCACTGGGCACAAGCTCAATCAAGCCCTTGCTGTTCGTGCGTGTCGATGTGGATGCGCGGGTGAAGGTGATGCGCGGGTCTACGGTTTGGCCGTTGGCAAAGTCGAGGTCCAGGCTGGGGCGGATGGCGGGGTATGCCAGGCCGTAGGGCATTTCAACGGAGCCGGTGGCGGTGGAGGCAATGGGCGTCAGCGCGCCGGCGGTGCGCTGGGTGCCGGTGAGCTTGGCGAAGCCGTGGGCGGCGAGCTGGGCCAGGTTCAGGCCGCTCATTGTTTCACCCACTTGCTTTCGGATGTCAGGCTGCCCGAGGTGTAGCCGTAGGTCTTGACCCAGGTGCTGGTGCCATTGGTGGCGGTGTCGGTTATTAGCAGGCCGGCGCTGTAGGCGTAGGCGTGGGCGCAGTCGTCGGGCGAGAAGGCAGCGCCCGCAGAGTCTACGGTGGCGGCATAAACGGGGACGGCGCCGGCGGTGTTCAGGATCACGGGCGTGATGGCGCCTGTATTTTTTGCAAAGCTCATGGGTTATTCCTCGGGTGTGGGTGGTGGGGGCGATGCGGTGAGCACGGGCATACCCGCATTCACGGGAATGGCCTGCTTGTCTTTCTCGCGCAGCCAGCGGCCCTGTTGCTCCAGGGTGTCGATGGGGTTGCCCCCGCGCTTGCGGATGATTTCGGGGCCTGACACATAGCAGCGATCTTCCAGCATGCCCCAGGCTTCGGCTTCTTTTTTGGGGTCGATCCATGGCATGGATGGCGGCATATAGGCGGCGTCGTCCAGCGTCTCCTGGCGCACGCCGGCGGGTACTTTGAGCACACCGCTGGCCACGGCGGCGGCTATGAACTGCTCATAGACCGGGCGCACAATGCGGCCGATGAATTCATTGGCCAGGGTGCTGTAAACCGTGTACCCCTCGACCAGCTCCTGGCGCTGGGCGCTGTAGGTGCCGTCATAGCTGCGGGCAATGCTTGAGAATGTGGGGCCGGCGCCGGCGGCTACGGCCTTGAGCTGGCCGCTGCGGTAGGTCTCCAGATTCGGGTTGGGCCGGTTGGTGTCGATCATGCCAATCTCTTCGCCGGGTCGCAGGTCGTCAAAGACCATGCCGGGCCTGAACTTCATGTTGCGGGGCTCGCCGGCGGTCTCGGGCTCATACAGGTCGGGGCTGCCTTTTTTGATGAAGGCGGCCATGCTGGCGGCGATCTTGGCGGCAATGCGCTCGCTTTCTTCGTAGTCTTTGAGGTCGTCAAACCGGGTGAGCACGCTGGCGAACACGCTCACGCCGCGCATTTGGCGGATGCGGTGCACATTCTTTAAATGCAGCATGCGCTCTACGGGGATGAACTTGGTGGCACTGGTGCCGCCCAGGTGGCTGCCGCCTTCAATGGGGTTTTGCTTGTAAACGTGGTACCCCACCGGGGCGCCCCAGGCGTTGACCTGCACGCCTTGCACAATCTGGAAGGGCGCGGTGCTGTTCATGTCCATGGGCACATAGTCGGCCTCCAGCATCTCAAGGCTAAAGGGCACGCGGGTGCCGTGGGCCAGGCCGGGGATGTTGCCGGCCAGCGTTTGGCTCATGACCTCACCGTCTCGCAGCCAGCTGCGGGCGAGCATGCGCTGGGCGCTGGGCCAGTCGTGTTGCTTGGTGACCTCGGGGGCTGTTGACCAGTCTTTGTACAGCTCCAGAATCTGGCGGGCCAGGGCGTCATTGATGCTGCCGTCTGCATTGCGGGGCTGGGGCTCCACACCGATGCCGCCGGGGCCGACGATGTTGGCTACCAGGGTGTTGAGCACGCCCAGGGCGAGGTCGTAGTTTTGCTCCAGGTGGCGGGCGGTTTGGCGCAGGGTGGCACCGGCGCGCAGCACGGCGTCGTTACCGCTGCCGGTCTCGCGGCGGCCCTTGCGCAGGCGGTCGGGTTTGGCGGCCTCGTAGTAGCTCAAGATGCTGCGGGCGTGGCTGCGCTTGATGGCGGTCATGGGCGCAAAGTACGCCACGGCGCGGTCAATCAAGTTTGGGGTGGGTTTGGCCATGTGGGGCTAGTCCGAAAAGTCGGCCAGCTGGTGGCGCGGGTAAAGGCGGCGTGTGCCGGTGGGGGCTGCTGCTGCGGCCACGGCGGTGGCGATCACCTGGCGGGCCTGGAGCAGCTCGCTCATGCTGCGCAGGGTGACCTGCTTGCCGTCTGCGGTGCGAACGGTGAGTTCGCCGGAGGCAATTGCCGAATCAATTGCGGTGAGGTCTTGGGATGTGAAAGCCATAGGCGGCTAGATTGCCGCAAGGCTTGTGCAAAATCTTAAAAATGCTGCACTGTTTTAGGGGTCTTAATCCGGGAAATCGAAAGCAAATCGGACGGCACTTGTTTCGCCAGGCGAGAACCCTAGCCCAGATACCGAAACAATGGTGTCGGAGTACAAGGCGTAATCATTTTTAATGGCAAAACGTGTCAATATCTTGCCGTTCTTCTTTATTCTGAAAGCGAATACGCTGCCAAAATTTACATCTTTAGATAGCGACACTGTAGCCATGCTTGCGCCGTAAGGACGATGAAATTCCACGCACGGGAATTGCTCCTGCCAGTAATCCCCTTCTCCTATCCTGAATTGCATAGTTTGATTTTGAAAATCGTTTATCAGGTGCCTAGATGGTGGCGTATACCACCCACCGCCCCCTATGGAAAATTCAAAAGAATAGTTTTGCGGGTTGCTCCATACGTCATAGCAAACCCCACCGGAATCACCAAAATGAATATGCCGCCAAATTTTTAGATCATTTACCGTGTTCCAATCGTCACCTACGCCGGGTGTCCTGTTTTGACTTCTAAACCACCATAGCGGCAGCCACCCAACGGCGGCGAATGCAAATAGCGCGCAGGGCTTGGGGTTGTCTACAAAGCCCACCACGCGGGGCTTGGCCCAGTCTTGGTCTGTGAACTTGATGACGGCGCGGTCCCCTACCTCAAACGCGCCGGTGTTGCAACTCATGTAAAACACGGGCACGCCGGTGAGCGTGGGGGTTTGGTTGATAACGAGGTTTTGCGCGCTGGATTTGTCGGTGGCCTCCAGCAGCACATCTGCCGTGTCGGCGGCGGCATTGATGGCCGTGATGGTGCCGCGCCGGTAAGTGGGCTTGAACTTTTGCCAGCCGGGCAGCACAGCGGCATTCCAGAACAGTTGCTCGGGGCTTTGCATCTCGCGGGCGGATAGCGCGCCGTCTGCGGCTACCGGGGCGGGTGCCTCGGGGGCGATGAGCACGCGCTTGTCTTCGCCGGGGATCTCAATGGTGGCCACCTCCCCGGTGGCGGTCTCGGTGAGGTCGGCGCACCAGGCTTGGCGGGTTTCTTCCAGTAGCAGGGCCTGCAGGCGGGCGATTTCTTTGATGAGGGCCACCTGCGCGCCCTCGGGCACGGACAGCTCCACGCGCAGCACGGCGGTGGCCTGCTTTTGGGCGACCAGGGCGGTGAGGGCTTTGGTGTGGGCCTCCAAAGTTGTTTTTATGGCCTTTTCGGCGGCGGTGTAGGCGGCCTTGGCGCCGGCCAGCAGGGCCTTGGCGGCGGCGATGGCGCTGGATTGGTCTTCTGGGCTGGGGTAGCTGGCCTGCTCGGCGGCTGCCAGGGCGGCCTGGGCGTCATCAATGGCTTGCAGGGCAGGTGCCAGGGCGGCCACGGCGGCCACATAGGCGGCTATGGCGGCCTCGGTGGTAATGCGGGCGGCGTCTTCGGTGGCTTCCTGGGTCTCCAGTAGGCCAGACAGGCGGGTGATTTCGGCAATGTAGCTGGCTTTCTCAAGGCTGAGCTGGGCCACGCGCTTGTCTCGCTCGGCCTTGCCAAAGTCTAGCTTGATTTGGTAGGTGCCACTGGCCCCGCCGCTCACGATGGTGGCTTTGCCCATTTACGCGCGACTCCCGGCGTCCATGTAGGCGTCAAAGCCGCTGGGCGCGTAATAGTTGATGTACCCCACCACAAACGGCGTGCCGTTGACATAGGCGCGGTGCCCGGGGCGCAGGAGCCAGTCTATGGCGCAGCGCACGCGCAGGGTGCCCTCCCCGCTGCTGATGGAGCGCACGCCGGTAAGGGTGCGGTCATAGGTGGCCGGGGGGTCGAGGTCTTCGGCAAAGGCATCGGTGTAGCCGCTGAGGGTGCAGGTGTAGCGCTGGGGGCCTTGGTCAAACTGGGCCTGGTCGGTGGGGGCGCGGGCCATCTCCAGCTCTAGGGCGGTGCCATTGGGCAGGGTGGCGCGGCGGGAAATGACAAACTCGGTGGCGGCATTGATGGCGCTCACCCACACGGTGCAGGCGGGGATGACGCACTGCACGTAATTGCTGGAGCCGGTTTGCAGGGTGGCCTGCCAGCTGCTGATGGGCACGCGCACCGTGCCCGCAGGCGTGATGAGGTCCATGGTGTAGCGGGTGACGATGTCGCCTAGCTGGCCGGTGAAGTCATGGTAGGCAATGGCCGTGGCAGCGCCCAAGGGGCTGGGGGCGGCGATGCGGGCGGCCAGTGGCAGGCTGGCCAAGGCGGCGCCGGTACCCAGGGGGCCGGGCGCGCTGGCGTAGGCGGCTACCAGGGCGGCGGCCAGTAGCGTGGGGGTGCCCAGCGGGCCGGGGGCTGCGGTGCGGGCGGACTGCAGCCACTCTGCCCGCACCTGCGGCTGACCTAGCGGGCTGGGGGCGGCGGCTCGTGTAAATCTGAAGTTTCCGTGGTTAACTAAAACGGCGGGGTATCCAAGCGGAGACGGGGCCAATGCACGCGCCAAATGCAGATTGGGCTGCCATGCAAAATCAACTGCTGTACTGCCAGGCGGAGTGTATTCCGATTCTGGGAAAGCAAAGTCCGCTGCGTTGTTGGCGGGTGGTGTGTAGCTCACAGGCTACTCCGGCGTCGTGCGCAGGATCAGGTCGTTTTCGGTCACGCCCGCTGTGTCGTCCAGGCAGATGACACTGACCTCGTTCATGGTACTGACGGGCAACGTATAGGCACCAGTCGTAGCATTGCTGGTGGTGCTACCTACCAGTTCCCCGGTTGTCCGATCGTAAGCACGGATAGTGCGCTGACACAGGGCGTTGGAGCTGTCGCGGACGATACCAGACACTTGTGCGGCCCGGTCTGGGAGTTCTGCGGCTGGGGGCACAAACGTGCCAGTGTACCGCGCTAGGCCCTTGGTTATTCGGAAGTCGTGCAGGTATCCGTTGAACGGTCTGTCAGTACCTGACTGCCCACCTATCACCTTGCTTCCGGTGTAGCCGAAAAGCGCGGTTGTCCCGAGTGCCGTGGAGATCGTGTGCGGGGCCCCGTCGAGAAATAGCCACGCACTCCCCCCTTGGCGGGAGATAGCGAGGTGGTGCCAAACATTGTTGCTTATGGTTACCCCGGTCAGAGACGCAAACCAACTACCCCCGTCTACTGAGAAATAAACATCGCACGTTCCTGAAGCGCTTATCACCCACGACATATCGCTGTAGACATCCCCGTTTCCATTCCAGATACGCGAACCGTTACCGCTGTTCCCTAGCTTATACATCCACGTTTCGAGCGTGAAGTCGCCAGCGCCGAAGATGATAGATGGGTGGTATGGGACCAAAAGGTAATCTCCTGCCCCGTCAAATTTTGCAGATGCCGAGCCGTACAACACCTGACCAGTGCTGGTCTGCGCGTCGCCGTTGGCAGTAACTGTGTGTCCGATTGGGCCGCTGTCGGCAAACGTCGTCGAGCCATTCGCCCCATTGCAGTGGAGCAACAGGCTGACGCTGTTGTAGAACGGATCGCTTGCCATGGTTAGCCCACCGTCGCGGAGAGCACTTCGACCGGGCCGGCGGCCAGGATGCTCAAGGTGTTGATGACAATCTTGCCGCTCACAGCCGTGCTGCCGGCCTGCGCGGGCAGGCTCAAGTGCACCAGGCCGTCGCTGTCGCAAAACTCGCCATAGGCGGCGGTGCCGGTGGCATCTGCCGACTCATCCC